CGCGAACGCGGTCCACTTCAGCTTCCTGTTGGAGTACATGGCGATGCGTATCGGTGTGCCGATGGGCAGTTACTATCAGTTCACGAACAATCTGCATACGTATACCGACAAGTTCAGTATTGACAAGCTGAACGCCATTGAATACGAGTGCGTTACGCTCGATCAGTTGGAACCTCTTGGACCCTCTATCACAGAAGGATTCGACGACGACCTGAAGCTGTTCATGCCGTGGGCGCTGAAGGTGATACGTGCCACCCCACCGCCGGCAACGTTCCCGTCAGACGTATTACCAGAAGCTACGCAGCTTGCAGCGAACGTCCCCGCCTGCAAGACGCCATTCTTCCATGCGGTAGCCATTCCGATGTTCCTGTTCTGGGTGTTCCGAAAGTGGAAGGATGAATACAGCAGCAACACTTGCCTCGATGGCATTGACGCGCCGGACTGGAAGCGCGCGTGCTACGAGTGGAAAGAACGGAGGCGGAAGTGAAAGAACTCCTGCAATTCATTTACGAGGGCGGTAGTGTAATTCGCTACCACGCACGTCCAGGCTTACGCACAGACACCGATGCGTCACACTCGTTCGGCGTTGCTCTTTGGTGCAGTTTACTGGCCGGCAAAGATGCCGAGGGTCGTACGCAAGCCAGCGCCATGTTGCTTATGGCAGCGCTAACGCATGATCTGGCCGAGCAAGCAGCGTCAGACATCAGCGCTCCAGCCAAGCGCATGATGGGCCTGTCTGACCTAGTCCATGACTGGGAGCAGAAGACGCTGCGTAAGTACGACCTGGATTATGAGCAATGGTTGGATCCGGAGGAGTTGCTCATCCTTAAGCTGGCTGACTGCTTTGATGGTCTGCTGTATTGCTGCCGTGAGCTTGCCTTAGGTAACAAGAACGTCATGCTGATCTGGAAGCGATTCTGTTCATACATCGAAACACTCACGGTAAATACGGAAGTACCCTTGGACATCGCGCTGCGCGCCTCTAACATGTACGAAGCTATAAAGGAGATCTATCGTGAAACCCGTAGTGAAGCAGGTCCGGAATTCAACGTCTTCGAGTAGCAAGGCTAACGATACGCAGGTAGGAGGTAGTCACTATCAAGAGGCGTCGGCGGTGTGTCCTCACTGTCATAAAATTATTCAGCACTGGGATCTGTATGCCAAGATGCCATACTTGGTTGGACAGGTGGCCAAGTACACATTACGCTTCCTCGGTAAGAACGGCCTGGAAGACCTGAAGAAAGCACAGCACTTCCTACAGAAGCTGATCGAAGTGTACTATCCGGATGAGAAGTCTTAAACGACAAAAGACCCGGCTGGCTGGCACTCGATGTTCTGAGTACCAGCCCGCCGGGTCTTACTTGTCTACGCTGCCAACGCGTAAATGCAGTGGTTCATGAATAGAGGGCTCAGGTGCAGCGTCTCGGGTGTGACGAGGTTGTCTTCGTCCTCTAGACAGTTGAGCGGCCACTTGTCTGCCTGCTGCATGAACAGCGTCATCAACGCGGAGCATATCAGCAGATGGTTGTCCACACCGATGCGCGCGTGTATGAATAGACCAACTATGTCCGCGTAGTCGTACGGGCACCCGATCTTCGATTCCAGCCAGGTCATGGCCGTCTCGTACTCGGCATCCGTGACCGGTATGGCGTAGCGGCGTTCCCGCGTCGGTTTGCACCAGTTCAGTGGCCTAGAGTTAACTCCTGTTCCGGAATGTGCCCCTACCCAGTGTTGACCATCGCGGCTTAGAGCCTCGGTGTGGCACCACTTACTGTCGGTGGTCCACGTGATGAGCCCGGATATTATTCCTGGTTCATCGATAAAGCGTATTACCAGATATTTCTGGTTCTGGTCGAATTGCAGAGCCCAGCTGCGATCCCACACAAGAGCGTACGTGCTTTCAGTCATGGCTACACCTTCTTGGCCGCTGCCAGCAGGCCGGTCAGGTCAAGTCCAGACGGCGTCTTGCCGCTGTTTTGGTTCACCCAGTCCTCCGTGACAATGACGTACCCTTCGTCGATGTAGCCAAGCATGAACTCGTTCGACATCGGAATCTTCATGCCCCAGCTATTGACAGTGCCGCCGGCCGCACCTTCGCCGAGCTGCACGATGCAGTGGCCACCTTCGGGCTTCAGACCCGGCGCGAAGTTCCAATTGGACGTGTTCTGCTGGCACTGCTCCGGGCACTGTATGCCAAGGTACAGTCCACCGAACGTGTACGCGGCCCACTTCATCTGCGCAAGGCTGGATACATCCAGCGCCGCGTAGGCGAGTATCTTGTGCGCGGAGACTCCCACTTGCACGCCAATCTTTTGCCAGTAGGTCAACAGGTCGGTCAGAGCCGTGCCTTGGTCGGTCGGGTTGTCTCCGGATGGACCGGCGTTTATGTTGAACCCGGTTACGGCGGAATACAGACTGAGCGCATCGGCGGTGGTCGGCTGCACTGGACGGCCAGTGTTGTAGCTCTGCGCTTGTATAAGGTGCAGTGCCCCGGCGCACGCACAGTCACCCCACTGGTCGTTACCCAGGATGCTGAGCGCGGCGTCTGGCACGGCGTACTCCCAGCCGTGCGCGGGCGCGACAGGCCACGTATCAGCCTTGTCCAGGAAATCGCTAAGTGACGGCATACTCAGCCTGCGCTTCGGGGCGTTCTTTCCGTATTTGAATCCCATGTTTCAGTCCTTCCAATGTTGCGTGCAAAGAAGAAAGGGAGCCGACCCGAAGGCCGACTCCCTGCTTGCCGAAGGTTACTTTAGTTCAGCACCGGCCAAACGCGAGTCGGCCTTCACGGCGGCGTTCCAGGCTGCCTTGAAGTCACTGACGCGACTATGCAGCATGTGGTGCTTGATTTGCACGCGCCCGATGTGCGGGTTATGGGAGGCTGCCACTACTGGTGTAGGCGCCACAGTGCTCGGCGGCAGTGCAGCCAGGATTGCCTCAATACCGGCAACTAGCACATCGATCAGCGGAGAGTATGCGGCCGTAAGCGGGATGGCTGCCGTAATAGCTACGATGGTATTGAGCGCGTCCTCTACGATGACCACCGTACCGCCAGCCTGCCACGTCGCCTCTGCGGTCTGCAGTGCGGCCACTGCAGCCTTCAACTGCGGTGCCCAAGGAGCATTAGGCTGCGCTACCGCCAGAATGTTCACTGCCTCGGTCAGTACCACGTTGACCTCATTGACCACTTGCGAGCCGGTGCAGCCCACCATTGGCGCGGCGCACAGTGTTAGGCAAAGGGCGGCGACTACCGAGCCCTTTGTAATTCCTGCGATAAGATTTTTCATATTCAGTCTCCTTGCTTACTTGGTTGGTGGTGCGCCAGGGGTAACCGACACCTTGGTGTCTACTTCCGTTCCGTCCGGTTGTTGCTCCTGTTGGTGAAACAGGATCTGTTCGACGTATGGAGTGTGCAGAACTGCGATCGCGGCCAATAGAAACTGACCGAGCGGCGCTAGGCGTGGATGGTAGCTGAGAAAATGGTTGACGGCCGTAACTTGGCTCGCGGCGGCACCCGTGGCGATCAAGCCCAGGATGATCAGGGTTTGCTTCTTGATTGCTTTGCCGTTGATGGTCAGGTTCATGCGATTGGGTCTCCTAGTACTTTCTCTACGTGGCTCCAGACTTCGTCATTTGAGACGAAGAACGGCAGCTTGATTATGATGATGGTGACCTGCTTCGCAGTGACAGACCATGCCAGCGTCACGCCGTCGGCGGTGGCCGTTCCGGTGGGCTGCGTGGGATCCACGGCTGGACCGCCCAGTGATCGCAGCTTGGCGACCAGCGCTACCGGGTCGGTCAATGCGTACGTGTGTGAGTTCATCGTTCTGCCCTCGCTATCCACTCAGGCAAGTCAGATGCGAGAGTTGGGTTGCCGGACGCTATCGCCTTGTAGTGCGTGATGCGCGCCGTGATGAAGTTTGCTACCAGGGTTGGTTGGTCGCAGTAGTTAGCCGCTCCTACCGTATTCGAGCCCCAACCGCCATCCACATTTATCTGAGCATCCTCCGGCAGCAGCGTGTTGACGGCGCGCTGCAGCATGAATACCGCCGTACCAGGTCCGCCGTTGACCGCCTCATCGAATACTCGCTTGGCTAGGTCGTCGGTAGCCAGCGCCGCGTACCACTGGTTCCAGAACTTGGTCTGATAGAAGTTTCGCACGGCTGGTCCGCGATCTGCTTGTGGTACGGCGTTTATGGCGGCGAATTCAGACGGGAAGGAGTGACTGTTGATGCCGGAGATGGCGTGCGCGCCAGGTGGCGGATCGGGCACCATGGCGTAATGATATGTCGGGTCTTCCGAAGTCATGATCCATGCGTAGCTGACGTCGAAGTTGGCCATTAGAATGAAGTTCCTTTGCTGAATGCCGAGCCGCTGGAAAACTGGGAGCCTATGAAGGCGGGTGGTGCAAGGTACTCAACCGCTCCGATGGCTCCCGGTACTGGCCGGGTCACCATGTAGTAGTCGGTTGACGGGCCGCCTGTCGTGTCTGACGCCAGCAGGGGGCTGCCAGATGTTGGGTAGAAGGAGTTTCTTGCTACAAGGGGGTTGAACACGTCCAGAGCCGCTTCGCTCACCCACGTCTGCGAGGGCTGATTCAACAGAAGCGGACTGACGCAAATCGTTCCATTCGTAGTCGATGGACATGTTCCACTCCGCATGCCAAACTCATCATTGTGCGAGACGTTCAGCGTGATGCCCGATGGCCCCGTTCCCGGCCCGTTGGTGAAGTCGTAGACCGTGGGGACGTTGGTTCCACCGTAGGGGTTGTTCGGATCGACGTAGCCAAGGAACACGTTGTTGGTGGAGTTGATGGTCGATGGGCAGGTGGAGTCCGCGCCGTTGCAGGCCACGAATATGGCTATCTGCTGAGCCGTGATGAATGTGTTGTTGATCAGGTTCCAGGTCGAGCCCGTTGGGATCACCGAGGCCATGCCGTTGCCGCCAGCGCGGCAGAAGCCCGTCAGGTACTGGTTGTAGGTTGACGGAGCTCCGGTGATGGACGCGCTCATCCTTGAACAGTTATTGACCGTGAGGTTGTTCTCGAATAGGGTCGTGTTGACCACCGAGTCGTCCCCGCCCCACTTCCAGTTCGATCCCATGTTGCCAATTGCAACGGAGTTGGTGATCGTGATGTTCGCGG